CATCGGTCTTGTGAAGCCTCCACCAGCCCGACGACGTCCGGGCCTTGCCGTTCTCCACCACGCGCACGTCGCGCGTTTCGCGGACCAGGATCGTGTGGTATGCGGTTACCTCCTTGCCGGTCTGCTGGAGGCGTCGAACCTGATCGGCAATACGGTCTGGGGCGCTGTAATCGTCGTCATCGAAGTGGCAGATTATCTCGCCGCGACTTTGCTCACAGCACAGATTTCGCTTATCGCCGAGCGTCAACCCGCGCCGAGCGAAAAAATGGAAGAGCACTTGCGGGTCGCCAATTGGGATCAGCCCTACGGACTCGTCCTCGGAAATGATCCACATTTCCTTGTTGGGCCAGCTCTGGCACTGAAAGCTATCGATGGCGCGCGGCAGCCATTCCCGTCGCCGCTCGGTAGTGGGGCAGATGCAGGAAACGAGCGGGACATTGAAGAATTCCCGGTAGACTCGGGCATCCTCTCCGATCCAGGAACGCAGTAGCTCGAGGTCTGGGTCTGGCGTCATCAATTCGCCGCCATGCCGGTGGGGCCATCCCTGCCCGGGTCGACCCGGAAGGCCCTTTATACCCGCCGTCTCCTGGCCACCGAACAATTGCTTTTCGGCGGCCGTTCCCCACAGCGCCACATCAATCAACGCGCCGGATTCGCAGACGCTCTTCAGCAACGGCAGGTATTTGCCGCGAATCCCGGTCTGAAACAGCGAGGCATGCTTGTCGTTTCCGCAGTCCATCCACATGCGAGACCGGACATTGTAATATCGGCCGGGATATTCGCCCACAAGCGGGGCAGCCTCCAGCCGCCACGCCATCGTCTCAAGGTAGGTGGGTGCGTACCAATCGTCATCTTCGATGATGAGCACCTTGTCGAACTGAACTAAAGGCAATGCGGCAAGGATGTTCCGGTGCTGCGAATTCTCCCCGAGGCGCCAGAAAGGTTGCGGACGTATAGAGACCTGCCCCATTGTCAAAGGCGTGGATCTTTCGCAGTCGTCCACCACGATCCACTGAACCTCTCCGCGATAGGTCTGGCGCGCTATCCACCGTTCGCACAGGGAGAACGCCTCGGGCCTGCCCCCGGTCGGCGTGATGAGCGTCAGGCCCATTTCTGTTCCAGCACCCGATTCATATCGGCCATTGACGCGCGCCAGTCGGAATCGGACATGATCCGGCGGTACGACGTCGAGCCTGTGCCACTTTCATGCCCGTGGATCACCGTGGCCTTTGGCGTGACCGCGAGCGTAAACCCCGCCTGCTGGGCCCTCCGGCAGAAATCGAAATCATCGGAACCGTAGCCCGTAAATCTCTCGTCCATTTCGCCAACCGCGCTCAATACCGCGCGCTTGATATAGACACAGACGAATGCAAGCTCATGCTGGGCCAGCGTGACCTCGCGGAGCCTGCATCCGGAGACCTGCAATGGGTTCGCTACGCTTCCGACAACCTGTGGAGAGACGATTCCTATATTTGTTTTGGAGTACGCCGCTCGGCGCAACTCCTCGATAGTGCCGGGTTGATGGAAAATCACATCGTCATTGGTAAACAGTACGTCCGAATCCGGATCAGTGGCTCCGATGGCGATGTTCCAGTTGTGCGCGAAAACGAACGGACGCTTACCACGCACCACCGTCCAGGGAGAAGGCGACACCCAGTCGCCATCCGATACCATCAGGCGCGGGAATGTGGCGGCGTAGTGGTTGACGGATTCGTGCAGCCGCAAAAACACGTCCTTGAAACGCGAGAGGGTGACGATGGTCACGCGCGGCAGGTTATCCTCCCAGCACTGGAGGGTGTTCGGATCGTGGAGGAAATTCGATCCCGCCGACAGTCCCTCGTATTGGACGTGCCAGCCCCAGGACCGCTCCTCTGCGTTCCAACGATTCAGCCGCTCGGCCATCTTGCGGGCGCCGTGCCGCTGCCCGCGAATCGGGTAGTGTTTTAGGACCCACTTTTGGGGGTGGACTTTCATCCCCGGAAAGCCAAAGGCGTGGCCTCCGCCGGCCGCCCGCGTTCCCAGACCGGTCAACCTGCCAGCGTTCTTCCATGCCTTGATGTGGTTCAGCCCGCAGTCGACGTGCGCCCTGGTGTAATAGGAAAAGTGTCTTTCCGGGTCGCCGATATAATCGTCGTCAATTGGCCTGAACAGATAGAGATTGTGATTGACCGCGTTGTAGCCTTCGGCTTCTACCCGCTGAAGGCCGCGGACTATCGTTTCGCCTGGCCGCGGACTGCGCCGAATCTCATCGGCGTCATGGAAGATGCACCAATCAGCCTTGGACGCCGCGGCCACCTCGTCGATGCGGCCTAGCATGGAGAGGCAGTTATAGCGATCCTCGGGGCCGCTCGAGGGAAACCGCTCCCGCCCGCTGATCGGCAGCCAGGAAAGCATTTCCCAACTGCCGTCCGTGCTCCAATTGTCGATGACGTACACCTCGACGCCCTGGTCAACGAGGTGCTGGACGGTCCAGGGCAAAATGTCCGCCTCGTTCCGGACGGGCATGATGGCCAGCGCTCTCAAGCCGCGACCTCCTCGCCGGATGTGCGGCGCGATAAGCCCAACTCTCGGCGCACCGATGCTTCGATGATCTCGGGCAACTCCGCCAGCTCGCCTGCGCCAAGGGCGGCCGTTCGTGTGGTGTGTGGCAACTGAAGGCCCGCCGCGCCGCGGAAGGGAACGCCGCGCCGCTCGTAATCGAGTTCGAACTCTACGTCGAATCGTTCCGGGTGCTCGTGGATCGCGCTGCCGGGATATGGAACCAGCATCGTAACGGTCAGATCGTCCACTTCGTTTTCGATTAACCAGCGCCGCGTCTGCTCTACGGTCCCGCGCGTCTCGCCCGGCAGACCGATGATGGTGAACGCCTTGAATTTGATCCCCATCTCGCGGCAGAACCGACGCGCGCGTGTGTTGACCTCTGGAGTTGTCCCCTTGGAGACCTTACGCAGGATCTCCGCCGATCCACTCTCTACGCCGAAACACAGCCACGAGCATCCAGCCACGGCAAAGGCCTGAACCTGCTCGCGCGTCAACAGGTCCGCCCGCGCGTTGGCCTTGAACCGGACGCCGAGCGGAGCCATTCGCCGGCAGAGGTTGAGCAAACGGCCGTTCAATAAATTCATCTCATCGTCATGGAAGACCAGGGAGCCGAAACCCATATCCTTCAACTGGCCGATCTCCTCGATGACGTTGTCGACCAGCCGCGCGCGCACCTTGCGCGTGCTGGCCCACCGCGAGCAGAAAGCGCAGGCAAATGGGCAGCCCCGTTGCGAGACAAGCGAAGTTGCGGCTTCTCCGTCCACCGCGCACGAATAATCCGCGATCGGCACCAGATGACGCGCCGGAATCGGGTAGCGGTCGACGTCCACGGGCCCGCGATCCTCGCCATGCCCAGCAGCCAAAGCGATGATCGTTTCCTCTCCGTCGCCCGCGACGCCAACGTCCGCTCCCAGGCGCTCCGTATCCCTACGCACCGAGAGGTGCGGCCCTCCAACCGCCACCCGCACGCCCGGATAGAGAGACCGGCATCGTGAGACCAGTGATCGCACCGCCGCAAATTGGGCCGTGACACAGGTCACTCCAATCAACGACGGGTTATATCCGTCGAGCGTCTCGCCAGGTAAGTTCAGATCGGCCACCTGCACGCGGAATCCATGCGCCTCGAGCGCAGCTCCCAAATAGAGCAGACCCAGGGGAGGCACAAAGGCCGGCTCCGCGAGGAACTCGGACCGCGGATTGATTAGAAGAACTTCCTTCACCTTGTCGCCTTCAGTTATTCGGCCCGATCCCGAGGCACATCAACACGGCGTAGATGTTCATCCGCCTCACGTTCTCCACAGCCTGAATCACGAACTGCGCGCCATCCGAGGTCTGAATTCGCTTGTTCGCTGTGAACTCTGGCCGAAACCACATGGTGACCTTGACGTAAACCTGCGAGATATCCTGGCCGGCTTTGATGATGTCGGTTCCGCGGAGATACTCAAAATCAGCCCACGCCGTCACGGGGATATCATCCGCCTTGTAGTCCACTTTCGCACCCGATGCATCCGACCCCGCGACCTGCTCCAGGAGAGTGATCTGATGCCGGAACCGTCCAGGATCAACGGTGGGCCAATCGGAGCCGAGCGACATTCAAAGCCTCAAATCCATGACCGGGCCCAAAATCGCTTTCACGCAATCGCGCGCCTTGGCATCGAAACTGGGAACGCGGTTCACGTACCAGGCGTTCACCAAGACCTTGATGGCGAGCTTGAGCAACTCCCAATGCCCCGGCGTACCATTGGTGACCAGGAGCGCGGTCGCGTCCCCGCCGGTCAATGCTGGATCGCGCATCGTCGCCGCGCCGGCATCGTCGACCGAGGCTATTACCGTGTTCAGGCACCCTCCAAGTACGCCAGCCCCTGGGATCGAGATCGGCTGGCCGACGTTCGATTGAGTGAAGGAACCGCCCGCGAGGGCGTCGGCGCCGCTTGTTGTGGTCACTGCCATCGGCGTGGCGTAGCCGACCTCGTAGTTCACTTGCACGGCATTGACGACCACGCGAGCCACGGGCCACATTTGGCCGAACGGCGGCGTGAGGCGCGCCGGCTGCGATTGCAGATCCAAGACGAAGTTCCATTCTGCCGGGGCGTCTGGATTCCCGTTCATCATGTCCGCAACGGCGCCGTTGGCGTCCTGGTAAACGAAGGCGACCAGGCTCTGCACGGGCGGATACGGAAGCAGGATCGCGTAACGAATGCCCACCAGCACGGCGTTAGATCCGGAGACGAAGGGAGAGGAGACCTTCTGGCCGGCCAGCTTCATGTCGATGTAACCGGGGAAGAAATCCATCATCAGCGCCCAAGTCTGCTGAACGAAGCGGCGCTGTGTGAGCGTTTCGCACCACGCCCGCGCCGCTACTTCGAGCGTCGTCAGGACGTCGTCCTGGGAGGCATCGCCCTGGTCCATGCGGAGCATGTCCTTCAGCTCTTGCATCGAGACCGGTTCAACGAGCGGCGGGGCTGTACAGATTAGAGCCGTAAAATTACCCTCCAATCCCCTTATTCCACGGAACGTGACTGGCCTTGAAACGGGTAGGCGATCCGGATTCGAGGAATTTACGTTTGGCGACGCTGTCCATGGGACCGCGCAAGGCGCGAGCGGCGGTAAGCCGTTTCCGGTGTTCTTCGGATAGCGATCTCCCTTTGCTCCACATGTTTTTGCCCTTGTGAGAACAGCTCATTTTCTTCCGGGTTTCCGCTGAATGGTGCAGTCCAATTCTGCTCTTGCCGATGGCTGTCAGCGTTTCCTGCGAATACACTCCAGTCTTCCCTTTATTCCACGGGACAATTCCCTTTAGTGATTGACCGGAGAGCATCCTCCATGCAATAAGATCACCGATTTTCCCAAATTCTCGGTATAGGTCGCGATGCAATTCCGCGTGAAGCCCCACCGAAATTGGAGGGGTTACATTGTCGGGGGAATCGTCCTCATATCCCAGGTGGTGCCTCGGGCAGATATGGTGGACGTGAAGTGGATATCGCATAAGGCGTTGATCTTTCAAAAAAGGCGTGCGGCCCCTGGAGGATATCGGGCCGCACGCTGCAGATGGGAGAATCCGGTGTCCGCTTAGCTCGCGGCGTTGACGCCGACGGCTACCGGGTGCGTGCCGGCATCGATGAGTTGGGAGTCGAAACGCTGGAAGGCGATGAAACCGACCTGGAGGTAATCGGCGTAGCGCTCGACCAGCCGCATGACCGTCGTCCCTCCGGCCACTTCACGCACCTTGAAGGTGCTCATGTCGCCGAAAAGCACGGACTTGGCGCTGGCGGTCGGCGTCGCCATGTCCTGGTTGATGACATAGGGGTGATCGAGGATGAGCGGCTTGGCCGCGATCAAGTCCACCGCGGCGCCGTCGCGGAAGCTGGCCGAGAGGCCCGGCTGCCACAGCGGCCGGCCCACGCTATCCACGATCTTCTTGAGGGATTTCAGCACCAGATCGCTGAACATCCAGCGGGTGGCCGGGTTGAACCGGTACGCCGGATTGACGGTGTGCTCCAGCTCCACCAGGTCCGCATAGGCCGGAGCCGTGACGCCGGCACCGCTGTTGCTGTCGAACTGGTAAGTTCCCCCGGCGGCATAGGCCGCGGGCACGATGCCATAGGGTTCGGAGGAGCCGGTCCCGAGGGTGCACTTCCAGTTGTAGAGACGGCCCAAGCGGGTGCCGAGCAGCCGCGCGGTCAGGGCGTCCATGTCGAAGAAAGCGTCCTGGATCAGAGCGAGCGGAATCAGGATCAGGTCGCTCGATCCGATGTAGGCGTTGAACGTGACCGAGTTAAAC